TCGGCGGCGGTGTTGAGGACCGTCGGGGCGGGGTCGTAGGCGGTCATCGGGTGGCCTCGGTGGTGTCGTTGATCCGGATGTGCAGTTCTCGGATGAGCCACTGCACGCCCTCGCGGTCCGGGTGGTTGTTGAGTGCCTCGCGGATGTACTCGGCCTGCATCAGGCCCCGGAAAAAGCCGTTCGAGCCGAAGCCCCGGAAGCCGGCCGCGATCCCGGCGAGGAGATTCGCCTGGTCCTCGCTGGTCCCGTCGGCGATGAACTCGCCCAGGCGGGTCCAGTCGGTGATCTCGGTGGTGTTGGTGGCGGTGACGCCCGGGATGATCTCGGTCGTCGTGGTCCTGGTGCTCATCGGTGCTCCTTCGTGGTGGTGTCGATGGGTGCTGTCGGCTCGTCGACTTCGATGGGTACGGCCCGGACGGTGGTGCCGTGTCCGGTGGTGCGGGTGTGCTTCTCGGCGGCGGGGTACGACCTGGGGCCTTCGGTGGTCCATCCGCAGCCGGTGGGGTGGTCGCGGTCGGTGTACGTGCACTCCGCGGTCGTGCGCAGGGCGGTCATCGGGTCTCCTCTCACATCGCGGCTTGGTGCGGTCGCCACCGGGCGGGCATGACGCGGGCGAGCGCGCCTTCGCGTTCGAGCTCGATGGCCCCGGTCATGCCGTGGCGGTTCTTCGCGACGGCCATCTGCATGAGGTCGGGGCGGTTCTCCTCGACGTGCAGCAGGAGGACGACGTCGGCGTCCTGTTCGAGGGCCCCGGACTCCCGCAGGTCGGCCATCGTGGGGTGCTTGTCCGCGCGGGACTCGAGGCCGCGGTTGAGTTGTGACAGGGCGATGACGGGGCAGGCGAGTTCGCGGGCGAGGAGCTTGAGCCGGCGGGAGAACGCCGAGACTTCCTGCTGGCGGTTCTCGGTGCGGGCGGTCGACGCCATCAGCTGGATGTAGTCGACGAACACCGCGGCGACGGGGGCCTTGCGGGCGACGGTGCGGGCGTGGGAGGCGACGTCGGTGGCGGTGATCGCGGACCGGTCGTCGATGGACAGTTGCAGCGCGTCGAGTTCCGCGCGGTGCTCGGCGATGTGCTGCCAGTCGAGGCCGTTGAGCCGGTGCTCGGTGAGGCGGGTCATCGGTACCCCGGCGATCGAGGAGACGAGCCGGTGGTGGACTTCCTGGCGGGACATCTCGAGGGTGTTGAACGCGACGGGGCCGGTGGCGGCGAGGGCGGCGGCGGCGTTGACGGCGACGAGGGACTTCCCGACGGCGGGGCGTGCGCCGACGATGTACAGCCGTCCGGGTGCCCACCCGCCGATGAGGTGATTCAGGTCCGGCCATGGGGTCGGGACGGTCGGGGTGGGCTGTTCGAGGTCCTGGATGGTCTCGTCGAGGTCGGCGGACACCCACCCGGTGGTGGCGGTGGCCCGGGACACGGAGTCGATCTCGGTGCGGCAGGTCTCGACGAGTTCGTGCACGTCGCCTTCCCCGCCGGCGGCGAGCTGCACGATGCGTGTGCCCGTGGTGTGCAGGCGTCGGCGGATGGCCTGCTCGGCGACGATCCGGGCGTAGAACCCGACGTTGGCGGTGGTCGGGACGACCGCGAGGAGGTCGTGGATGTAGAGCGCGCCGCCGCAGCGCGCGAGGTCTCCGGTCTTGGTGAGTTCGTCGCTGAGGGTGAGGCCGTCGACCGCGTCGCCGCGGTGGTGCATGGACAGCACGGCCGTGTAGATCGTCTCGTGGGCGGGCTTGTAGAAGTCCCCCGGTTCGAGGACCGTGGCGACCTCGTCGATGGCGGTCCGGCGCAGCAGCATCGACCCGAGGACGCTCTTCTCGGCCTCGTCGTGGGGGATGAGGTTGTCGTTCATGCCGTGGCCTCGCCGTCGGCGCGGACGACGTTGCCCCACACGGAGGCACCGGTGCGTGGCCGGTCGGTGCCTGGTCGGGCGCCGATGCCCTCGTGCTCGCGGCGCATCCAGTTCCGCCAGGTCGCGACCCAGTCGAGCTTCACGCCTCTCGCGCCGGGCACGGCGGTCCAGTAGTCGACGAACCGGGCGGTGACGGCCCGGTGGTCGAGGCCGGGGGTCTCACGGCGTGCCCAGGTGACCATGTCGGGGGTGACGATGAACGGCTGCGGGATGCGTGCCCCGCGGGTGTTCTTCGCCTTCGACGTCGGTCGGGCGCCCGCGGCAGCGGGTGCGTCGGCGGGGGCGTCCGGCGAACTGGTGCCGGAGAAGTAGGAAGTAGATGTAGTAGTAGATGTAGTAGGGGGCGTATCACCGCCGGGGTCACCGGAAGGGTCAGGTTCGCCCGCAGCCGGGGTCACCGGATGGGTCAACCGGGGGGTCACCGCAAGGGTCAACGCCGGGGTCAACCGGGACGCGAACGGGTCGCCCGGCAGCGCCCGGGACCGCGGGTCGACGGCAGGCTGGGCCAGTACGTCGCGGACCTGTGCGCGCCCCCAGGACGGCAGGGACGGCTCCCGGTCGTGGAGCTTGTGGGCCTCATGCACGATGACGCCCCGGACGTCCGCCGACGCGACGGCGGCATAGGCCAGGGCGAACGACACCCCGAGGTTCGGCTGCTTCATGAGCCCGTCGAAGCGCACGTACGACCGCACGAGTGCCTCCTCGGTGTCGTGGTCGACGACGATGAACAGCCGGTGCTCGAGGCACGCGGCCGCGGCCTCGACGTCGTCAGCGGACCAGCCGCCGGCCATCGCGGCCAGGCGCCCGGGCCGCCAGTCGACGACCCCGGCGTAGGACAGCCCCGGGTGGGTCCACAGGACGAAGTACAGGTGCTGGGCAGGGACAGGCAGGGCCCGGAAGTCCGCGTCCTGCCAGATCGCCATGTTGAGCAGCGCGCGATCGCGGGGCATCAGCGGTCCTCCTCTCGTGCTGGCTGGGGGGTGTGGAGCTGCAGGATTCGGTGCTGGCGGCGTCCGTCCGGGGTGGGCGCGTACTCGGCGCCGCACCTGCAGGTCCTGACGCCGCGGCGGGCCCGGTCGGCGGCCACGGTCGCCTGCCGGGCGAGGTAGGCGTGCGCGGCCAGGGCGGTGGTCATGCGGCCAGCTCCAGTCCAGGAGGGTTCTCGATGTACGCGGCCGCTGAGCGGAGCAGGGCGGGGTCATCGCGGAAGTGCCCGAGCCCGGTATTGCAGCGCGAGCAGAGCAGCCCACGCCACGCACCGGTCTGGTGGTCGTGGTCGAGCGTCGGACGCCGGACCTGACCGTTGCGCGTCAGCGTCTCGGTGGCGCCGCAGATGTCGCAGGCCTCGCGAGTCACGAGCGCGCGGCGCTCGTCCTCGTGCCGGTCGTGGACCTGGCGGCGGTGACGCGCCGAGCAGAGGCGGCATCGGGAGCGCCAGCCGCGCGTGCGGCGGTTCTTGCGGTACGCGTTCGCATCGCTGAGTTCGACGCCGCAGTCGAGGCAGTGTGTGCGCCGGATTCGGCGCGTGGTGATGATCATGAGCGGTCTCCGTCGAGCAGGGCGAGGACCTCGAACAGGTCGGTGGGTTCGTCGTCGGTCGTGTCCGGGAACGCAGCGAGGACGGCATCGCGCTCGGCGATGGTGAGGCGGGTCAGCTCGGTGGCCCACGGCTGGACGACGTCGCGGTGGAAGGCGATGTGCGCGTCCGCGAACTCCCCGGGGTCGGCAGGGCGGTGGAATGTCGGGTAGGCGCGCTGGTGCTCGAGTGCGGCGACGCGCGCCTCGCGGATCGTCTCGATCACGGCCACCGGGAGGGCTGCTCGGTGGGCTCGGATGCTGGCCCATGTGATGACCTCCGCCGGGACGAACCCGACGGGGTCGCGCTCGATGCGCCCGAGCGCGACACCCCGCTTGCCGACCTGGAAGAAGGTGCGGCCGTCGTCCGCGAAGCCCGAGCGGACCGAACGCACGTGCCCGCCGAGCCAGCTCGACCGGACGTGGTCGATGCCGTCGTCGTCGAGCAGCATCCACGCGAGCATCCAGCCCGGGCCGAGGATGTCGAGCAGTAGGCACTGCTCGCGACGCGTCAGGGCGGTCACGATGCGACCTGCCATCGGGAGGCGACGTCGAGCTGCTGGCGGTCCCGCAGGACGGTCTTGGCGGTCGCGCCGACCCGCTGGGCGATCTCGGCGTCGGAGAGACCCGCTCGCGCGAGGCGTTCGACCGTGAGGAGCCGCTCCTCGCGGTTGAGATGCACCCCACCGATCTCGACGGCGAGCTCGACGGCGACGTGGTCGATGACGGGCGCCGTGGTCGCGCAGTCGGCGGGCGTCGCCGCGGGGTCGTCGATGAGGTCGTCGTCCCACGCGAGCGGCGGCGGCCATCCGCGCGCGCCGGCGATGTTCCGCGCGCGGGTGGTCGCGCGCCCCGGCGCGGGGATGGTGAGCGACAGGTCGTCGTACAGGCGGCGGACGGCGTCCCGCGTGCGGACGTTCACCAGGGCGGCCTCGTCCGACGCGGTCGACCCGGCCAGGAGCCACACGGTGCGGGTCGAGAACCCGAGGCGGAGCTGCAGGTGCTTCAGCGGCCACCCCAGGGCGACGAGCGCCCGGAGGCGGCGTCGGGTGCCGGTGGCATCGACGAGTCCGTCGCTCTCGTCGCCGACCCGCTGTGCGGTGACCGCCAGCAGCGCCGCCTCGGTGGTGCGGGTGATCCGCCTGACCGGGGGCCGCCCGGGGAAGTCGCCGATCAGGACGCGGATGGCCGTGCGGTTCACGCCCGAGCGTCGCTCGATCTGGCCGACGGTGAGGGCGTCGGGCAGGGCACGCACGTGGCTGCGTGCGCGGTCCGCGGGCACGTAGGACGAGGTGCCGGTCGCGGTGCGGTACGCCTGCTGCTTGCCGTGGCGCCGGGCCGCGGCGACGCACTCCGGGCAGCGGCAGCCGTCCTTGTCGTGTGCGAGGTGCGTACCGTGCTGGTGCTGGGCGCGCAGGTGCCGGCACGGCACGGGCTGGTCGTCGCGGCTCATGCTGCGTCCTTCTGGTCGTCGCGGGTGCGCTGCTGGTCGCGGTTGCAGGCGCGGCAGAACACCCCGTTCTGCGCGGGGCGGCGCATGCCCTCGGTGGATGGGTGCCCGCACGCGAGGGGCACGACCTGTGGTCGGAGCTCCTGCCCGCAGAGCCCGAGCTGCGCGAGGAACATGGAGGCCTCGCCGGCGTCGGTCGCGTGCTCGGCGGCGGTGAGCGCCGCGGCGCGGACGGTGGCCTTGTTGAACAGCGGCACCGTGGAGATGTACGTGCCGGGCAGGTCGGTCGTCGTGGGGATCACGCCGGCACCTCCGGGTCGTCGAAGAGGGTCCCGGCGTGCTGCTCGGTGGCGGCCGCGGAGAGGTTCCGCGATGCGACGCGGAAGTACGAGGGCTTGAGCTCGGAGCCGATGAACTTCCGGCCGTTGCGGAGCGCGCCGACTCCCTCGGAGCCGATCCCAGCGAAGGGCGACAGGACGACGTCGCCGGGGTTGGACCACAGGCGCACTGCGCGTTCGATGACGGGCAGCTGCAGGGGGCAGAGGTGGCGCTCGTCGTCGTTCTCCCGGGCCCCGTGGACCCCGAGGACGTCGGTCTCACGGATGCCGTACCAGACGTTCGAGGCGAGCGTGTCGGCCCACTCCCCGGACGCCTGGTCGACCTCCGCCCCGCCGCCCGCCGGCCACGCGGGCCGCGCGAACTGGATCCAGTCCTCCTGGGTGAGGTCGGTGTGCACGGGCTCGGCGTTCTTCCCGGGAGCCCGCAGGACGATCAGGTAGTCGGCCCACGCCTGCCACATCGCGGCGGCGTCGCGCTGCAGCTGAACGAACAGCAGGCCCTTGGAGTGGGTGCGGATCGCCTGCGCCTGGGGGTTCTTGTCGATCGTGACCTTGGAGTGGAAGAGGAAGCCGGCGTCGGTGAAGTGCCGCAGGGTGTCGCCGGAGAAGTCGCGGCGCCCGGAGTACCCGTGCGTGTTCTCGTAGGCGGGCAGGTCGGCGACGTGCACGACGACGAGGCGTCCGGGCTTCATGACGCGCAGGAGCTCGCGGGAGATGAACGCGAACTGGTCCCAGAACGCGGCGTCGGACGCGACGTTGCCGAGGTCGCGCTCGGACGGGCTGTACGTGTACGTCGAGGAGAACGGCGGCGAGAACACCGCCAGGTCGACGGAGTGGTCGGGCAGGCCGGGCAGTACCTCGGCGCTGTCGCCGTTCCAGAGGTGCCAGCCGTCACCGGAGGCCTCGTCCATGATCCGCGCGGTCGTGCTGGTGGTGTCGGTCATGCTGCGCTCCTGAGCCAGGTCGGGATGGTGAGGGGGCGCGACGGCTCGTAGTCGTCGCTCTTGGAGGTGCCGGCGAACAGCTCGCGGCGGTTCTCGGACGCGATCGCGGCGATGAGCCCGTCGGTCGTGGCGGCGGCGGTGGACTCCTTGGCCCGGACGTTGCGCACGATCGGGCGCTCGACGTCGGCGACGACGATGTGCGCGTCGACCTGGCGCGTCTGCCCGTACCGCCAGCAGCGGCGGATCGCCTGGTAGTACTGCTCGTAGGAGTCGCCGAGGCCGACGAAGACCATCCGGGAGCAGACCTGGAAGTTCAGGCCCATGCCGGCGATCGACGGCTTCGTGACGAGCACCTGTGCGTCGCCGTTCGCGAACGCCGCGAGCCGCTTCGCCTTCTCGTCGGCGTCGTCGGTGCCACGGACCTCGACGACCGGTCCGGGCAGGGTGACGTCGGCGAGGCCCGCCACGACAGCGTCGGCCTCGTCGTTGCGTCCGACCCACACCAGCCACCGGTCATCCGCTCCCGCGGCGATCAGGGCGAGTGTCGCCTCGACACGGGCCGCGAGGGTGTCTCGGCGGACCTGCGCCCGCTGCGTCACGCCGGCCAGCTCGTCGGTGAAGAGCTCGCCCTCGGCGGTCCAGCCCGTGTCGACGATGTGGTCGTGGATCCGCAGCGGCGGCAGGTCGTAGCCGTCCTGCTCGAAACCGAGATCCCGCGGGTGTCGGCACGCGATAGCCCAGGACGCGAGCCACTCGTAGAACGCGTCACGTGCGTGGCCCTTGAGCCGGTACCGCATGAACTCGCCGCGTGAGTCGGCGATGAAGAACGTCGTCCGCATCTCCTGCGGCGCCATGATGCCGAGGAAGTCGGCGTGGTTGCACAGCTCCTCGAGGTCGTTCGGCGCCGGCGTAGCCGACGCGGACAGCCGGTAGCGCGTGGCCGCGAACATGGAGACGAGCGCGCGCTTGATGACGCCGCTGAACGACTTGAGGATCGAGGACTCGTCGAGCGCGAC